GTGCCAAATAATATCCTGCCGTAAGTACCACCCAAAATCCTGCAACGCAAACGCTAACCGCCAAGGAATGCCAATTAAATCTTTCGCCTTCAATCCTTCGGGAATAATCTTCGAATGTTTATGCTCCATGTTTCTTTCGTCATGCGCTTTACCTAGATTCCCTGCCGGTCCTTTACCGCTACCAGAGTAGCTATCGCCAATGTTGAGCCACAATGTTCCATCATCTTCTAGTATGTCCCACACGCAGGCAAAAACCTCTACCATAGCCTTTACAAAGTCTTGAGGGGATTCCTCTAGCCCTAATTGCTTATCTTCCCTTATAGCCCCACATTTAGGGCATACAGATTTATATATCGCATCGCCTACTGTCAATTCCTTATTGGCATGACCTGTAATGGTTTTATCTGAATACTTGCTATCACGCTTATGCGAGCAGGATTCATCGCCACCTATCCACTTGCCAGTGCCATAATCACGCAATCCAAAGTAAGGGGGGCTGGTAATACAGGTTTGAACCTTGATACCTTCTCGTGCCATTTGTCGCATGGAATCCCTGCAATCTCCCCAATAAACCTTATTCATCCTCTTGCCCTTTTATCACGCTGATCAAGAATGAATTTCTTCATTTCAAAGTAGCTATTGAATCTAGCCTTAGCAGGATCTCCGCCACATTCAATACGATAGGCATCTTCTATCTGCTTATCAGTGCCTAGGGGCAATTCTTTCGGTTTGGATTGATCAACCACAATGATTTCATCTTCCCACCCCCGATATTTAATCCATCGTTCAGGGTCTTTCCTAAATTTCTTTTCTGTCGTTTGAGCATACTTTTTAGCCTGCTCTAAGACTGTTTTCAACAAAATATTGTCGATATTTGCTTTAGCCCACTCTTTTTGGGCATTTGGTTTGCCCACCTTTTTATCGTATACATTCCAAAAATCATCAAACCCAACAATCACACGAATATTCTTCTCTTTCTCTTTCTCTCTCTCTTTCTCTCTCTCTGGTATAGCATCATGCAATCTACTTGCTAGCATTGTGCTATCAAGATAAAAAAAATCATTATCTATCAAAGGTTTAAGTCCGCTTTCGATTTCCTTTTCAGTCATACGCAACCTGAAAGCTATTTCCTCAATAGACATATCAATTACGCCATCGTCAAACTCACTTGCTAGCAACCATAAGCAAGGTGCTATCGCTTTGCTAGCAATAGGCAATCGCATGAATTTCATGTCATCAAGAAGATTTCTGTATAGCTTTATCCAAGGTGGTCTACGATCTTTGTAGTGCTGAAAGACTGACCAATTTTTAGGCGTTAACTTCATTTAATCGCCTTTCTGACAGCGTCAGCTTCGGCAATTAAATTGTCGGCATTTTTAATAATGGTGCGAAATTGACCAATAGTTAAAATTACTAAATTTTCTTCTAGTCCTACGCTTTTAAAGCAAATAAAACCAGCATCCGACACATAGACTTGAATTTCTTCCTGAGCAGGAAAAGACAGCATAAAAATCCCTTTTTCCAAAGTTAAAAAGCATCCGCTAAAACTAACCCCCTGAAATCCATCCAGAGGGTTTTAAAATACTACTTCTTTTTTTCCTCAATGGGAAACAATAATTTATCAAGCGAGATTTCTCCGCCAGAGTATTTAATAATTTTTCTAGCTAAATCCACACTGGGTCTTTTTCTTTTGTTGCAGATGTGTTTAAAGTATTCGTAACTTGTTCCGACTGCTTTGCACATTTCTTCGGCTTGCAATTTGCCGTTTTTTTGCCACCATTCATTTAAGTCCATTTTGTATCGCTTTCCATTTTGGTAATTACTTTGGGGGTAATGTACCACACGCTTTTTACTCGTTGCAAGGTTTTAAGGGTTTATAGGGGTTTATTAGTGCAGGGCATGGCATAGGGTTACCAATGGCAGAAAGCCCCCAAAAAGCCCCAAAAAAAGCCCCAAAATGGCAAAAAACCAATATAGGGGCATCAATTTAGAGCCATTTTAAGCCCCTTTTTAGCCTTTTTCTATTACCAATAGGGTAAGGGTAGACAATGCCCTAAAAAAGCCCTAAAAACCCCCAAAATCATCCCAAAAATAGGGGTTTTAAAATAAGGGCATTGGCAGGGCATCACCTAGGAAAACCTAGGGTTTACCCTTAGATCACCAGCTTGACCTGTAATAAAATTCCCATCGCTTTAAATCAATGTCATTGAGCAGAGAATATAACTCGGTTACTGTTCGTTGAATATCTTCCCAAAACCATTCGTCAAATTCAGTAGAGCCAAAAAAGAATCCTTCACAAGTAGGAAGAACATCGGGTGCTTTCGCATGATCTTTAAGAATGGTTTCACAATCACTAACTAATTGCTTGAGGTTTTCAACTGATACATAATATTCATCGCAATCATCCACACCGCTTTGACAATTTTTTACAAACCAATGATGAATTGCATTGGCTTTTCTCCAATACATGGCTTCGCATGAAATTTCTTTTACACGCATTCCATGATTACCAATAGGTAGTCCACCAATGGCTTTAGCAATCTTCGCATCATCGCCATCTTCAGGATATTGAAAAAGGTAACGCTTTGCTGTTAAGTACATATCTAATCCCATGATTATTCCTCGCTTTCAATGTTTAATAAATGTTTAAGGTCATACCATTCGCCATTGTCATTTGCATAAACAAATGTTCCTGCATCACTACGGGTAAAGCAATACATCCACTTCTTTTCGTCAAACCATACTGGAGCATAAGTTCCAAAAGTTACTCCGTTATCCATAAGAAAACGAGATAGCAATGTCGCTCTATCGTGTCCAGACTTTGGATTATCTCTTGAGGGCAATTCCAATTCAATCCAAACCAAATCCTTCGTGTCGGTTCGTTCTTTAAAACTGATTTTGTGCATAGTCATAATTATTTCCTTTCAATGATTAAATTAAACGACCAGACTTCGCAACCGATACCCACGCATTAAAACTTAATGCTTGGATTCCCTGTTTAGCGCACCAATAAAGATACGCTGAATACTTTTCTTGCTTACTCATGATTTACCTTTCAATGATTAAATAGACAACGCAAACATACAACCAAACAAAATACCAAAAAACAATACGCATAGCACTTCAATCCAAAATGGAATAGGTGCTTTATCTAAAAATATATTACGCATGATTAAATTTCCTCTTTAGCTGGTTCAAATTTTGGTGTTGTGTATTCAGATAAAACAGGGCGAATTTTGAAACTAACAATTTCTTCATCATCGCTTAACTGTTCTTCAATCGCTTCATATATCCAATTACGCTCAAGGATATATCCTTCGTCATCTAATTTGATTGTTAATTTAATTTCATATTCACGCATGATTACATTCCTTTTAAGTGTTTAAATAATTCTTCGGGTGTGTCAAAACCAATTACTTGTGGATATTCAGTAAGCAACCTATCACGCTCTCGCTCTGCTTCAACTGGATTAGCCCAATGTATACGACTACGCAACTGCTCAATAGTCATCTTAGGTTCAACTGAATCACCATTAGCATCGCAACCTAATACCAGACCGCAACCAGCAAGCATTACATATTTGCTAAGATCACCGTTCTCGTGAGTTACATAAAAGAAGTCTTGGTTTTCTTTAAGCAAACCTTCGTCATCAACAAACACGCCATCATCATCGCCAGTAAGAGTTACTACTGTGAAGATGTCATAATTGCAAAGTTTATGGATGTCGTGATAATCACCTGAATAATCTATTTGCTCGATTGTTTTTGTTGTAGGGTTAATTAAATATGCTTTCATGATTTGTTCGCTTTCAATGTTTAGTAATGTTTTTTAATGCTTGAATTGTTTCGGCTTTTGCTAAATCCATTTTGATAGGATCATCATCTTCGTCATCAATCATATTAGAAAGTTTTTCTATCATTGTTTTGAGAACTTCTTTCTTTAAACTCTCGTGACTGGTTTCTATGACTTGAATTAAGTGCATCGGGTTACCCTGATGCGAGTGCCAGACCTCGTTACTGCCTTTCTTAACTGCAATCACAACAAATTCTTCCGAGTTGTGAAAGTCAGGTTCATCGTTAATTGCTTGTCGTAAAGACTTAGTAGTCATGATTAAACTCCTTCAAATTGTTGTGGCTCGATCTGAGCCATTACTGAATCAATCCATGCTTCGGCAGATTGCTTGTCGTTTACTTCAGGTTGAACAAATGCGTTCTCGCTGATCGGCAACTTCTTGACACCCTCTACCATCACGCTAGTAGAGTTACTACCTAAACCATCACGACATTCCATGCCACGCAAATCAGATTCACAAATCAAACCACCATGAAACTGAACACGCTTGTAAGCAGGCATCGCAATCAAACTAGCCAAGGCTGAAGTATCAAGCGGTTGATCTTCGGCTTTGATCTCAACAAACTGGGCAAGTGATACACCGCTAGTGTTTTTGCCAATATCATGAGAACCAGCACCACCGTAGATTGCTACGCTATAACCAGCTTCAGATAATGCTTCGGCTAACTTGAGAACCGATGCACCACGATAGAAAAGCTTACTAGCATTTTCACCAGCATTGCATGACAAGTTACAAACTAAAGCAACAGAACGGATACCGCCTGCTCTGCTTTGTCGTTTAGTCTTTGTCCAAGCCTTGGATAGATCACCACGATATACCGCATGGATGTCTAACTCATCACCTTGATCTGCACGGATACGCTTTTTGCGTAAACTGGTTGGCTGGATTTCTTTGGTAGCAATCTCACGCAACTTGTCAACACCTTCGCCCCAACCAAACTTGAGCCGTTCTTCGTACTGAGCCTGACTATCAGCACCAAACCAACGCTGTGAATCATCTTGATCATAATGATGCCGTTTAGTTACTGAATTAAATAAGTGCTCATTATCAGAATTAGAGAACTTAGGTGATGTTGTCGGTTCAAAAAGTGAATCGTACAAAACTACTGTAGATTTTTTATCGGCAATTCTTAACATGATTAACTCTCCTATAAATGATTAAGCAGAAACCTTGACACGCTCATCGTCTTTCCAGCCAATGAAATAAGTATCTTGAATATCCTGCAATGATTCGCCAGCTTGAATTAACTTCGTTGCATCTAACATGAAACGAGTAGACATCACACGATTAAGTCTTGCTGATTCAATACGCTTACGAACATCTAAAGCCCAGCTAAATACTTCAGCATCAACCGCTTGCTTTTCAAACTGAATGTCATAACCTAGTTTGACGATACCAGCACGAAAACGATCAAGGGTAGATTCATCTAAACGCTCACGACCTGAATAAACCATGTTAGAACCTGTGCCGTATGTATTGGCAGCACCGATACAGATAAAGTCAGGATGACGCTTTACATAAGTAGCACCCTTACGCTGTGGAAGATTGAAACCGCCATTAGCAAGTGCTTGATTAACAAACAATAAAGTGTTCGGATCTGCCGCATCAATCTCGTCAAACAAGAACACACCACCAGTTTCGTACATCGTTACAAAATCAGATGGAACATATTCAAATGCACCGCCATCGCTTGGCAACAACCAACCTTGCAATGCACTCTCGCTCATTCCTGCTGTGCAAGATACTGAAGCAAACTGTCTACCCATCGCATCGGCTACTTGATGTGCTAGGTGTGTCTTACCGCATCCTGCTGGACCGACTAACAAAATATTGATACCGCATGAAGCTTTACGAAGGATTCCCTCAAACTCAGGGCGAACATAGCAATCCTTGATCGTATACTTGGAAAGATCAGGGCGATGAATAACAATCTCTCTCGGTGCTGCATTGGATAACTCAGACTTGATAATCTTACGAACCGCATCTTCATCGACACCGCCCTTGCTATTTTTGAGAAGATCAAGCAAAGCCATCGCTTGCTCTAGGTCGCTGGACATCTTGGCTTGAGTTTGCTTTACCTCGGCAACATCATCGGCTTCCTCAAAGCCTAACTCGCCATCGGCAATCAAGGCATCAATAGCACCCTGAACAATCTCAGGGTAGAAATGCTCGGTAATGCTATCTAAGATTACCTTTTTGGTTTTCCTAGCGTAATCGCCTAGGGATACATCTAATTTCTTCGCTAACAAGATCAAAGCTGATTTGTCTAAGTCGTTGATTGTGATTTGAATAGTCATGATTTAAAACTCCTATGGGATGATTAAAAGAATCGGTATTTATTAGATACCGCATAAGGCTCGCTAAGTGAACCTTATGCGCTACCCACTAAAAAGTGAAATGCCAATAGCTACGCTACTGGACTTTGTAGTCTGCCGAGTTTCACGACCCGTTGAGTAGAAATCCCTTGATTAAGTCTTTCGACACGCTTCGATTCGGAGTTCTGAATCTATCTCGGGGCTACTGCAACGCTTTAGGTATAGGCAATGGGTTTTTTGTACCGCTTACTTGTTTCCTGCTACCAATAGGGTAATTATACAGGGTAAAGCTACCAAAATGGTAATTTTAGGGGCATTTTTGCCACAGATTTAGAAAAAGTCTTTAAAATCAATGACTTACAGGGTTTTTTTAGGGGCTTAGGGGAGCTGACAGGTCAAAAGTGCCTATTTTTTAGGCAGAATACAGGGATTATTAGGGTTTTCCCTATGTTTACCAGCAGGCAGGAATTTTGGGGGGATATTATCTCGGCTGGATTGATTAACAGTTTTAATTAACAGTTTATCTCTCGTTTTTATATCTTCTCTCTATTATATAGAGAGAAGATATAAAGTTACTTCAAACTGTTCGCAACTGTAAAGTTAAAACTGTTCACTATAAAGTTATTATTTATTATCTGTTCTCGCTGTAGGTGAATATACCAATTCAATATTATTTTGATTATGAGATAATATTAACTAAGGGAGATTGTATGATTCATTTTGAAAGAGCAAAAAATTCTGAAGAAGTTATTCAGCAGATCAGAGGAGTAACCCCTGACACGCTACTAGCTTTTTCTTGCGGTAAGGATTCAATAGCATCATGGCTGGCAATCAGAGATCACTTCGATACCATTGTTCCGTTCTATATGTATTTGATTCCCGGCAATTTATCATTCATTGAAGAATCGCTTCAATACTATGAAGATTTCTTTGATACCAAAATAGTAAGGATGCCACACGATTCCCTATACAGGATGCTCAATGGCATGACCTTCCAGCCACCTGAAAGACTTCGGTTTATGCAAAAGCTAGACCTGCAAGAGCCAAACAGGGAAGACACGGCTTATGCCGTTGCTTATGACAATGATTTAGACCCTGATGTAGTCTTTACTGCAATCGGGGTTAGACAGAACGATTCAATTCAACGCAGGTTAGCCATTCAAAAGCATGGGGCTATCAATACCACTCAAAGGCATTACTATCCCGTCTATGACTGGTCAAAGCAAAGGCTTATTGATGAGATTAAAAAGGCAGGGGTAAAACTTCCAGTAGATTACAACCTATTCGGCAGAAGCTTTGACGGATTAGATTTAAGATTTATTTATCAGATTAAAAAGCATTACCCATTGGATTATCAAAAGATACTCGAATGGTTTCCATTAGTCGAAGTTGAAATATATAGATATGAATTTGCTATGAAAGGGCATACATAATGAGTATCAAGATCGGGTCAGGCACAGGGTCTGGCATTAAGCTTGGCGGTACAGGTGTAAGCCTATCCATTGGTGGTAAGCCATCTATTGGTGTAGGTGCAAAGCAAGGACATCCGTTTGATGTCATCGAATACACAGGCAATGATGAAATAGATGCCGAACAGGAATTCAATGAAGTCCAAAAGGGCTTTATGGAAAGAAACAGGGCAGAACAGGAAAGATTCCGCCTAGCTACAGATTCTGAATATTGGTGCTGTCTAGTATTTCAAAGCAGAGAACAGAAAGAACAATTCCTACACGCCATGAAATGGATGGTGCATGGGGATAAATATATTGATGGCGTTAAAGTAGCAAAATCACTTAATGTTGAGTTAAACTCCGTAAAAGTACCGTACAACACTTCTGAAGGTAAGTCGGTTACTCAGAATTTAAAAGACCTAACCTAAAGTTAAGCCTTTTAAATGGGGATGGGAAACCATCGTTTATGAAGTAATTTTACAGGAGAATTCCTATGGCAGTCGCAAAAAAGAAAGTAGTGGCTAAAAAGAAGCCTAAAGTTGTAGCTAAGAAAGCAGCACCTAAGAAAAAGGGTGTTACTCGTGTTACAGGTAAGAAAGCAGCTAAGAAGCCAACAGCCCGTGCTAAGAGCGCAAGCAAAGCAAGAGCATCGGCAACCTAATTAGATGGGCAGTATCTTATTACAGTTTCCCTTATAAGCTCTCGTAAGATACTAGCCCCATCTTTTTATTAGATAATGAATCATGAGCGAAGAACACAATTCACCTACAGACAAAGAAGAACCCGTCAATAAGACAGGAAGACCTGAGTTTGAAATTACTCAAGAGGTAATAGATCAGGCAGAGTTACTCGCATCACAGGGATTGACACAACAACAGATAGCTCTTGCATTGGGCATGGGTGAAACAACTCTTTACGAGAAAAAGAGGAATTTTCCGCAGTTTGCACAGGCTATAAAAGCTGGCAAGGCAAAAGGTGTCGCAATGGTCGCTGAGAAGCTCATGGAAAAAGCAATGGCAATGGATACCACTTCCATTCTGTTCTATTTGAAATGTCAGGGCGGATGGCGTGATACTCCAGAGCAGACATCAACTGACACGGGTACAATCAATATCAGGATTCATGGTGGTCCTGATTCCGACATCAAGGTAGAGCCTAAAGCCTAATGGATGCCTACGATTATGAAATCTTCTTGCCAACATTCCACGAAGGGCAGAAGAAAGCATGGGATGGCAGAGGAAGATTCACCGCATTAAGAGCAGGCAGGCGTATGGGTAAGACTGCTATGATGCAGGCTATCGCTTGCCGTAAGGTAGCAGAAGGAAAGAATGTCGGATGGTTTGCTCCTTCATTCAAACTGTTATCAGAAGCCTATACAGAGATCAGCGAGATGATCGCTCCCATCATTAGCGGGCAGAGCAGAACGCAGGGCATTATCAGAACCAAGACTGGTGGTCGGATAGACTTTTGGTCATTGGAAAATGAAAGGGCTGGTCGCTCTCGTAAATACCATGTGGTAATGCTCGATGAGGTAGCCTTTGCCAAGAACTCCAACATGATGAAGATATGGGACACGGCTATCAAGCCTACGCTCCTAGACTATGTGGGTGAATGCTGGGCAGGAAGTACCCCAAATGGTATTGATCCTGAGAACTTCTTTTGGCGGATATGCAACGAGCCTGAGCATGAGTTTGTAGACTTCCACGCTCCATCGGCTATCAATCCATACCTTCCAGCTAGTGAATTAGAGAAGCTCCGCATTACAAGCCATCCATTAGTCTATAAGCAAGAGTACCTCGCAGAGTTCATCGACTGGGGTGGCGAAGCCTTCTTTTCCATTGATAAACTCATGGTCGACAATAAACCTGTTGATTACCCTGAGAGATCCGATTATGTGTTTGCAGTCATGGACACTGCAATCAAAGGTGGGCAAGAGCATGACGGCACAGCTATCATTTATTTCAGCTATGACGACTTTGCAGACAAAGGTTATAAGCTCACGATTCTTGACTATGATGTGATTCAGGTAGACGGAGCATTGTTGGAAAGCTGGATGCCATCACAGTTTGAACTCGTTGATAAATATCACAAGCAATGTGGCGGAAGATATGACCCAATGGGTATTTGGATCGAAGATGCGTCTACTGGTTCTATTCTTTTGCAACAGGGTATGAACAAGGGATGGAACACGCAGAAGATTGATTCAGGTCTTACCAGTGTAGGTAAAGACGAAAGAGCTATTTCTGTTTCTAGCTATTTTGAGCAGGGAATGATTAAAATATCACAACACGCTTATGACAAGCTGGTAAATTTCAAAGGTGCTACTAGAAACCACTTGCTCTCGCAGGTAACTACCTTTAGGATTGGCGATAAGGATGCCCATTCTAGGGCAGATGATTTGCTCGATTGCATGGTCTATGGTCTAGCGATAACTTGCGGTAATAGAGAAGGATATTAAAGATGTCTGATATAACAGTTAATGGATCGCTAGTTCCGTCTTACCTTGTAAGCATTCTCAATTCTAATGTGCAACCGGGTTCGGATATTGGGTATGACCTTTGCAAAACCTTATGGCAATTCCATCCATTGGCTGGAAAAATGGTCGAGAAGCCCGTCAGACTGGCATTGAGCAAACCTAGGGTTATCAATGTGGACATTCATCCGAAGGATATGCTCATCAAAGCATTCCAACGGGAATGGGATAGCTTGGGCGCAACAAACCATATTAGGGATGTGATGTATATCACTCGTGTATATGGCGCAGGGGCTATCGTTTTTGGTGCAGAAGGCATACCAACAGATCAACCGATTGACCCTTGGAAACTGCCAGACCTAAACCTATACTTTAATCAGTTAGATCCGCTTAACTTGGCTGGCTCGATTGTTACCAATCAGAACCCTAATGCTCCCGATTTTCAAAAGCCATTGCCTTATGTAACGGCAGCAGGACAGGCTTATCATCCAAGCCGTAGTTGCGTGATGTTCAATAACACACCAATCTACTTACGCTTTCAATCTTCATCTTTTGGCTTTACTGGTAGATCCATCTTCCAAAGATCGTTCTATCCAATGAAATCCTTTGTTCAATCCATGATTACGGATGACATGGTAACTGTAAAGGCTGGACTGTTAATTGCCAAAATGAAGCAATCGAACAGTATCGTCAATAAAGCCATGCAGATTGCGGCTGGTGTTAAGAGAACCGCATTACAGTCTGGGGCTACCAATAATGTCCTATCTATTGATATTGAAGAAGAAATCTCGGCTATTGACCTGAATAACACTTCAACGGCTATGACTACAGCCAGAGATAACATCATCGCCAATATCGCTGCGGCTTCAGATGTTCCAGCCATGTTGCTTAAAGATGAAGCATTGACTAGCGGATTCGGTGAAGGTACAGAAGATGCCAAAGCCATCATGCAATATATTGACGGCATTAGGGAAGATATGAGAACCCTATTTGAGTTTTTTGACAATATCGTCATGCACAGGGCTTGGAATAAACAGTTTTATGAAGCCGTCAAAAATGCCTATCCTGATATGTACAGGGATAAGTCATACGAAGAAGCGTTTTATATGTGGAAAGATGAATTCAAGCCTGAGTGGGAAAGCCTGCTCGATGAGCCTGATTCTGATAAAGCACAAGCTAATGATGTCCGATTAAAAGGATTAACTGAGATTGCTAGAACCATTATGCCTAGCGTTGATCAGCAAAATAAAGCAAAGATTATCCAATGGATAGCAGATAATCTCAATGAAATGCCCGATGCGTTTGTATCTGACCTAGAATTGGATTATGAAGAAATTGGGGCTTATGAACCGCCAGTAGTTCAACCTGAAGAAAATAAGATTCCAAAGCCAAGTGAATCATGACCTTTTATGAGGTAATTAACTCGGCTATTGCCGACTTTCTCAAACATGGGTTTGATGATGTCAACCGCCTAGATAAATGGCTTTTGCAAATCAAACTGTCCGCTCATAATCATTTAATGAGTGAAAGAGAAATGCAGGCTAAGATGGAAAAATCTTTGCATAGTGCGTTTAATAGACTTGTTACCAAAAATGGATTAGTTAGCAAGGATGTCAGCAAGTACGATATTACTAAGCTATCAGGAAAGCTCAGGGCAGAACTAGACAGACGGATTATTGCTTCAGCTAATCTGATCAAATACGACAGAGAGCGTTCTATAAGCATGGTACTCCGCAGATTTGAAGGATGGGCAACCTCTATTCCTGCTGGCGGAACAAAGATTAAGCCAACCCCAAAAGAAAAAGCCAACATTAAAAAAGGCATGAGTGATGTCGGATTTTGGCAAAGAAGAATTATTATTGATCAGACCCATAAGTTAATCGCCAACATTAACGATATTGTGGCTGTAGATAATGGAGCTATTGCGGCTCGGTGGCATAGTCATTGGAAACAGATAAACTATGATTACCGAAAAGATCATAAAGAGCGTGATAGTAAGATTTACGCCATTAGAGATTCATGGGCTGTTAAAGAAGGTTACATAAATCCGATTAACGGATATACTGATGACATTACTTCTCCCGGTGAGGAAGTATTCTGTCGGTGCAATTATGTTTATTTGTATAACTTGCGTCAGGTTAAAGATTTATTAACCAAAAAGGGTTTAATGGCGTTACAATCACCAAAAAATACTTAAGGTATTCCCTATGCCATTTGAATCGGAAGCACAAAGACGAGCCATGTATGCCGCTGCGGCAGGTAAGTCCAATATTGGCATTCCCGAAAAAGTGGCTAAGAAATTCATTAAACATTCCACAGATGACTGTGACGAAAACATTAAATGGCTTAATGAATTGATCCAAAATGAAATGTTGGCTAAACAAATCAAGGGTGACGAAATCCCTGAAGAACCAACACTCATGTCCACGCCTGACAACATCACAGTTCATAAGGGCGAACTGTCCCATGAACTGAAAAAGCTTCAAATCAAAGATATTGGTGAAAAGTTGCGTGAAGCGGCTAAACATATCGCAGAAATGAAGAATGATGAAGATGATGATCCTGTTCCTAGGTTTGGTACAGACGATTCTGAAGCTTGGCAGACCAAAGAAGGCAAAAATAAAAATGGTGGCTTGAATGAAAAAGGTCGTGAATCCTATAACAAGGAACATGGCGGTCATTTAAAAGCCCCACAGCCTGAAGGCGGTGCTAGGAAGAAGTCTTTTTGCGCCAGAATGAAGGGCATGAAGGCAAAACTGACTTCAGAAAAGACAGCCCACGATCCTAATTCCAGAATCAATAAGTCATTGCGTAAATGGAAATGCGATGATGAAGCCCAAAGCTATTTGGAAGAAATGTGTGATGCTCTGATTGAGTACGCAGAAGCTATTCCTGATGATGATCCTTGCTGGTCAGGCTACGAACAGTACGGAATGAAGGAAAAAGATGGCAAAGAAGTGCCTAATTGCGTTCCTAAGTCCGATTCTGAATCTATTGAGCACAACATTGCGTTAGTTCCTGAGCCACCTAAAGATGTAAAGCCTGAAGATAATATGGGCGGAGCACAAGGCAGAGCTGCAGGAATTATGTTTATTACTGCTGATGAAGAAGTATTGATGATCCGTAGGGGTATGGGTGGCGGTGATTATCCCGGTACTTGGTGTATTCCCGGTGGACATCAAAAGGGTAATGAAACTCTTGAAGAAACAGCCCGTAGAGAAACAGCAGAAGAAACTGGAATTGACTACAAGGGCAATTTAGAGCTTTTGTATGATGATGGACAGTTTGCTTACTATGTAGCTCGCAATTTTGCCAAAGAGCCAATTACTTTAAATTATGAATCTTCAGGTTCTGATTGGTGTAGCCCTACTACTCCGCCATTACCATTACATCCCGGTCTTGAATCTGCGTTCAAAATTGCAATGGCTAAGACCGAAACCGATGTAGCTAAACTAATTTCTGAAGGACTTTTAGCTAGTCCGCAAATGTATGCCAATATTGCTTTATTAGCAATTCGTATCACAGGTACAGGTTTAGCTTTTAGATCATCTATTGGTGAGCATGTATGGCGTGATCCATCACTTTATCTCAATGATGAGTTTTTACAGCGTTGCAATGGTTTGATGGTCATCATGGATCATCCTGAAACGCAAGTATTGACAACCGAAGAATTTAAGAATCGTGCAGTTGGTTCAATCATGCTCCCCTATATCAAAGGTGATGAAGTTTGGGGTATTGCTAAGATTTATGATCAATCTGCAATTGACGAAATATTGGAAGGAGAAGTATCGACTTCCCCAGCAGTTGTATTTGACAATACTGCTGGTAACATTACACTTACAACCGAGAATGGGCAGCCACTCTTGATTGAGGGTGTGCCATTCCTACTGGATCACATAGCAATCGTTACAAAAGCTAGAGGTTCAAAAGGAGTATGGGACAAAGGTGGCGATGCTGCTGGAGTTTTATTAACTAACAATGAGGTGTCTGAAAATGACTGAAAATAAGATTGAGCCAAAGGCAGATGCCCAAGGCGATAAATTGGATGCCATTATGTCTTTATTGGGTAAAACAATTACCCGTTTAGATGAAATGGAAAAAAACCTTCCTGCGCCACCTTTGGTGACTGCTGCTGATAAAAAAGCTAAAGCCAAAAAAGATGATGACATGGAAGCTTGTGATGACGATGATGAAGAAGAAGAAGCCAAAAAGGATGATGACGATATGTCTGAAGCCAAGGCTAAGAAATTCATGATGCGTAAAGCTAAGAAGGATGCTGAAGGATCTGATCCTAAAGAACACGGTCCTGCTGGTGAAATCAAGCCTGATGATGAAGGCAAAATGGAAATGCCTGCTGGTCACATGGACTTCAAAAAAGATGATGATGACGAAGAAGAAGCTAAAAAAGCTGATGACGAAGAAGCCGCATACGCTGATTGTCAAGCTAAAGCTGATTCTGTTTATTCAGCATTTGGCAAATCTGCATCACGCCCATTACAAGGCGAAGGCTTAATGGCTTACCGCAAGCGTATGTTGCGTGGCTTACAAGCACATAGCGATGAAATGAAAAACATTGACATTAACAAAATTGCTGATGAAGCAATGCTCGCTGTAGTTGAAAAGCGTGTTTATGCCGATGCTCTTGCAGCTTCTCGTGGAGTTGGAGCAATTGCTAAAGGTCAATTGATCCCTCTTTATAAGAAAGACCAAGCTGGTCGTACCATCACTGAGTATCGTGGTGATATGGAAGCGTGGTTGGGCGACTTCAAACTCCCATCGTCACGGGTAGTGAAGTTTAATACTGAAAATTTTAAGCGATAAGGAATAAGCCATGACCGCACAAATTTCAATTCAACCAATGGTAACAACCAATGCTGCTGGCTTATTTAATGTCAACTCCAACGGTTATACCCAAGGTGATGCTTTAGACGATCCAGCAGTTAAATTCTGGTTAGCTAGTGGCGTACTTTCATCTTCTGCTTCTTTGCCTTTATGGGGCGGAGTTCCAATTGCTGAAACTATTCCAGTTGGTCAATCAGGTTATTACTCTGGTGATACTCAACCCGGCACAGATAGCCTTGGCGGAACAATTATCCAAGCTTCAACGGTTACTGCTCCAACAGGTATTTCTGTATTTAACCAAGCTTTCAACGGTATCACTACCCCACAAAGCACAGCACCTCTGTATTCACCCGGCATGACAGCTAACTTCTACCGTTTTGGTTCAGGTGCTCGTATTCCATTGCCTTGTGATTCAAGCATTGTTGCTTTGGCTGGTTCTTCAATTGTTGAAACAGTTTATTGGGACACCACTAACTATCGTTTGACTACAACCGCAACTAGCAACTTTGCTGTTCCTGTTAAGATTTTGCGTATTAGCACAGCTAATAACAAGATTGTTAACTACAGTTCTGGTACTGGTAATGCTAACTGGTCTAATACAATCGTTGGCGGCTCTACTGCTGCTCCTGTTGCAGTAGTTCTACTATAAGAAAGGAATAGATCATGTCTGGTTTCGCACCCTCGTATGTAACCGTAAACCCACACTTCATGATGCCTGAGTTGATTATGCAGTACAGCTTGGCTTCAGGTGCGTTTACAACTCTGGCAACAGAGAACCCAATGCCACGCCTTGGTGAAGCTGACCTTTATGTTTACGCTAAAAAGGTTCAGTTAACAACTCAAGTGCAGGCTAGTCAAGCTACTTCTAACCAATTGCCTTCAGCATCGGTTATTCCTAGCATGATTAGTACCGCTACTTATCGTTTGCAAACTCGTGCTCAATATGACAACTTTGATGAAGCCGCTACTGGTGCTTGGGGCTATGCGCTCCCAGAAGCACTTCGTTTAGCTGCCCGTCAAGGTATTGCACAGCAGTTGCGTAATGCACTTCTCTATGGCTACAACCCAGCCAATGGTGAAGGCTTGCTCAATACTTCTGGCGCAACTCGTGTTAACTTGGGTTCAGATAGCAACGGCAACACTGGCTATAGCACATGGGATTCTGGTCAATTGGCTCAGTTCTTGTTGAACATGATTGGTAACTTGAAAACTACCACTCTCCAAATTGGTCAGCCATTGCGTTTAGTATTCTTAGCTCCACAGCGTTTCATTCAACAAATCTCTTACGGTGGTATCGTGTCCTTGACACAGTTCCAGCGTATTGGTGCTGGTGTTGAAACAGCCGCTGGACTTGTAGAAACTGTTGCTCAGTGGGCAGGTGGTGACGATGTAAGCTTTGCGGCTGATGATACTTTGATTGGTCAAGGTTACAACGGTACTGATGCAATTATTTTGATTGCTCCAGAACTGAAGATTCCTAAAGCTAACTCTCGTATCAACACCAACATTTTTGCTGAGTTGACACCAAATACAACTGCAACTTCGTTGATGCTTTGCGATGTGGCTGCTCCTACAGAGATTCCTACTCCATTGCCTGATGGTGGTATTACTACCCTCTACACAATGCGTAGCACCTCTGGTTGGGGTATCCGCCCAGAAGCATTAACAATTTTGTCAGCTTCTTATTAAAATCTCGTGAGGATTTTAACCACCCTTCGGGGTGGTTTTTTAACAGTTTTGAGAACCCAAGTGATGCTGGGAACTTTCTTTATGGGGGACTGGGAAGCTCAAAAAGCTTCCGCATCATCAGTTCCCCACCCATTAGGGGAAATATGATGTTAGATCTTTATATAGCAAATTGCAGTAAGCAAGATTTTTTGTTCACTTATATGCTTCCTGAGAATCAAAGACCGTTTTCGCACAAAATTCGGGCTGGATCACAAATTAAATTAACTCAGAGCGACATTGAAGCAGACAATATCATTAAACAGCATGAACTGTATGGAATGATGGAAGTTGGAAAAGTCAAAAAAGGCTTTGGTGGTCTTTGTTATCGTATTGGAAAACCTATTTCAGTAGAAGCTATTGAAGCTGGTATCAGCCAATCTGATGATGAAAACATCCGTAGAGCACAAGAAGCTCGTGAAATTACCGCTGCTGCTCAAGACCAAATCATTTCTATGAAAGCTCAAGAAATGGGTATTAAGCAAAAAGGCGGTATTGAATTTGAGATTACTGAAGATAAGAAAAACGCAGCAGATCAAAGCGAGAAGTTTGACCAAAAGCTAGAAGTGATTCATGAAGGTGAAGCACCACGCAGAGGTCGCCCTAGAAAAGCAGCGTAAAAATAGCCCCTTCGGGGGCTTTTTTGTTTTAGAATACAGAAAACAATTTACAGGGATGGTTTTATGGCAGACCCCATAGTTTCCCCACCAACACTTTCAGGTTTTATTGCTTGGGCTTATGCAGTCATGGGCATTCCAACTACAGCCATGTCGCCAGATGATCCGGGCTGGAACTACGCATACACGGTAGCTTTAGACCTAGTGCCCACTGACTTTGTAGGAGTTTTGGATGATATTTACACTTTAACAGTTTACAACTACGCAGGTAGTCAACTGTTACAGTTTCAACAAGACTATGCAGGGCAGACATTTTTTACTGCTGCAAGACAAGCATACGGAATCAATAATTTTGTTGCTGGAGTAGTTACATCTGCTTCAGATGTATCCACAAGCGAAACTTTAGCTGTAGGACATGGTTTACAAGACCTTGGATTGCTTGATTTGCAAAGAATTAAAGATCCATACGGCAGACAAGCTGTAGCATTTATGCAAACCCTTGGAACACTTTGGGGATTGAATTGAAAATAAAATTAGGTGTTATTGAAGTTCCAGAACCCAACGGCAATACTTCTTTTGGCGTTGGTAAGATTTTGGAAGAAAAATATACCCTTTTTTCATCTTATGTAAATATGCACCAAAAGGATATTGAACATGAACTTACTCAAGCAATTGTTGGAGCGTTTGAAACTTTTCAAACAACAGGTCGTGCTCCTAAGCAACCCTTTGATGCAGCAGGTCAAGAACTTACTCTTGGGCTTAAAAAGTTTATTTATAACGAAGAATTAGCTGGAAAAGTAGCTGGAGTACCTACTCAAGCCGCATTAGATGGTGTAACCACTAGGAAAGTCGGTAGGGGTAAAAAAGCCAAATTTAAAAGGACTGCAACAGGTATCCGTAGACCATCTTTTATTGATTCTGGAATATTTGAAGCTTCAACCAAGGTTTGGATTGAATAATGGCTAGTATTGAAGAAACTATAGGCGCAAAACCCCAATTAGCTTCAGGATTGGCTCAAGGCGTAGAAACCTTATCAGGCAATGAAAAAGTAACTTTTACATTGTATGTAAAGATGGTTTTGCCTTTAGATGGCTATGTTTTTTGGGTAAATGCTAGTCTTTTAAGTGATTCTGCACTGTATAACGCATCACAATACAACAGACTGCTTTATAACAATTATCCAAATGGAGTTCCGCCAAAGCAAATTACTGCTACTGGATCATTCCATTTTAATCAAGAAATTCATCAATTAGCTGATAGAACAACAACTTACAACCATGTAATATTTACCTCTATTCAGCCAATTCAAGATTTAAATCTGACTAATCCTCAGTTTTTATATATAGCAAACTATCAAGAAAATAGATTTGCTTTTAGTCGTAGGGAAAACTACTACAAACAGGCTGATTTATACCATTATCGTGGCGATGCTTTGTATTCCATTATGGATACTCAAATCATTGATTCCATGACAGGATTTGATACTACTAGCGTAATTGTATCTAATAGCCTTCCAATTTGGCTTGGCTTGAACCAGTTTTTCCCTTTATACCCATCTTATTTAGTAGAGCAAAACTTACCACCAATTTATGCAACAGTAGACATAGATCCCAATCAAACTACGGCTTTGCAAGATGTCATGCTTTTAGATTCAGAATCCAATCCTTGGCAGTTAACAAAGGATATTGTCAAATTAGAAATTTTTGGCATTCGTAATCAAGAAGCATTAAATTTCGTGGAATATGTATTAGATTACATGAGAAATTATGACACTATGGGTTTAATGAATATGCCCATAATGCAAGATGCCAAAGTAACTCAGCCCGAAATGGGAATTATTGCTCAGAAAAAAGTAATTACTTTTGAAATAAGTTATTACCAAACTACAGTAAATAATATTGCAAGACAATTAATTGAAAGTGCGTTTATTACCCTTACAGAAGGTACTATTCCAAGTTAAAATTAAGTAGTAAGATGTAATTATCTCAACCTAGTGTAAATAAGGAGTTAAAAATGGCTATTACAGGAAATCCCTCAGTTCAAAATGGTGCTTTGATTACCGCTCAAGGTACAAAAACATTTTTTGATATTTCTTCTGCAACTGTAATTAAATCCGCTGCTGGTCGTATCGCTAAAGTTAGCGTTATCGTTGCTGGTTCTACTAATGGTGCAGTTTATGATGCTACTTCCACTTCTGGAAATACTGCTGCTAATCAATTAGCGGTTATTCCTGAAGCTGTGGGTACTTATTTAATTGATATGCCAGCATTTAACGGTATCGTTATTGCTCCCGGCACAAGCCAAGTTGTAACAGTTAGCTACCAATAATTAGGGGGCAATCATGCCAAATATTGTAAATGTAGTTGTCACCCAACAGGTGGCAAGTGCGCCAAGTCAGCTACAACAAACTGGCGCATTTGTATCTCAAGGGGGAACAACTTTAAGCTCTGGATCAACTCAACTGTTGACCCAGCTTTCAGATTTAACTTCTATCCTTAGAAGTTCAAGTGCTATTGCTTCGGCAACTTGGACAGGCGGAACTGTAACTGTAACTACTTCAACTGCTCACGGAGTTCCTTCTGGGGATACTATTCAAGGTATTATTGCAGGCGTTACTGTTAGCGGAAGCACTACTAACGGATATAATGGTACTTTTGCCATTACTTCTACTGGCACAAATACTCTGACTTATTCTGTTGTAAGCAATCCCGGTACTGCGGTAACAACTTCAGCTTTCTTTACTGTTGAAGATGTTTCTGAATTAGTAGCAATGGCTACTACATTCTTTGCTCAAGGTTCTACTGTTCCAGTCTATGTATTGGAATTGGGTGTTGATACTGTTACTAACGGTATTACCGCTTTAGAAACCTATATTGCTAACCCAACTATTAAGTTTTATAGCTACCTATTGCCTAAAGCATGGGATGTTGCAGGCGCTCAAACAATGGCAAAAATGTACACAGGAACTACTGCACAAGTATATTTCTATGTATCTTCTACATTAGCAACTTATTCTGGCTGGGCTGGAATTAAATCTGCTCTTGTAACATTGCCAAGCCCTTCTGCTCCAACTACAGAGTTTAGCGCTGCCGCTATTTTCTGGGCATCTTTAGCCTATAACCCAAGTGTAAGTAATTTAGCTCATCCATTTGAATATACCTATGTTTATGCTGTAACTCCTTATGTTTTAACCAATGCTCAACAAACAACTTTGTTGGCTGCTGGTGTTAACTGGGTTGGTACAGGCGCACAAGGTGGTATTTCAAATACGCTAATTATGGGCGGTACTTTTATGGATTTAAATCCATTTAATTACTGGTATTGTGTAGATTGGTTATCTATTAATGTGGCGCAAGCATTATCAGCAGCAATCATTAATGGTTCTAATTTGCCTACAAATCCCCTGTACTATAACCAAGCTGGTATTAATACTTTGCAAAAAGTAGCCCAAGCAACAGTTAATAATGGTATTTCGTTTGGATTGATTCTATCTCCAGCAACTGTAGCGGCTGTTCCGTTTACTACTTATGTAGCGCAACACCCCGGAGATTACTCAACTGGAACTTATAACGGTTTAAGCCTGACATTTGTTCCATTGCGTGGATTCAGTTCCATTACTATCTACTTAACTGCATCTAACATTCCAGTTTAAGGAGAATAAATAATGAGCAATCCGCAAATTCAACAAGGTACATTAAATAGGCTACTAGCCAGCGTAGTGTATGCCAACTTTGCACAGTTAAATGTAACAGCAGGCTATCTTGCTAGAGAAGCAATTAGCTTGGCTTTTGATGGTGATACTTCCTTGCTTATACCAACTTTGACAGGCGCAGTAACTAGCCCAGAGCCGTATATTTTTGGAACAGTTACTATGCACCTGCTAAGGACACAAGCTCTTGGCGCAGCTTATAAAAATCAAATTGAAACAAACACTACTTTAGGATCTGTAACAGTTTATCCAGATACTCAAGTATTGCCACCGTTCCAATTGAATAACTGTGTTTTGATGAGTATGCAAGAAACCACATTTGATGGTAATCAAGCAGGTTTGATTATTAGATTGCGTGGCGTATACAACATTAACTCAACAATGTATGCTTAATTAAGGAAAAAAATTGAAAATTGATCGGAATCTGTCCCTTGTGATGCAGGTGCAGACTGAAGAAAATGGTTTAGTTCACATTCATTCCACATCTATCAGTCGAGCAGTTTTTGAACAGTTTTACCTAGAATTAGGAAAAGTGTTTAGTCAGTGTTTTGATAGCATTAACCAAGCGCATTTAGCTTTATCTGCCCCTCAACTAGCTTATCCTGCACTTAAATCAATTGCAATTAAACAGGGTAACTGGGAAGGGGTAGGTGGAGTTAAATTTGGTTTAATCAATGAAATCATTAGATTAACCAATGTAATAGTAAGTACCGAAAAAGGATGGGAAACCATTACTTTTGATACAGCAGTAAAAAAAGGCATTTTGAATGAAGATGAAGAAGCCGAAGCAATTAGCTCTTTAGTTTTTTTTACAGCAATCTCCAAGGTTGCTCCGAAGGATCTGAAAAATTCTTTCTTGGAGATGGCAGGGGCATTAAGAAGTTGGGATCTTACATCATTGGACTGTACGGCATATATGAATGGTTTGCCGATATTGACCAAGACAGAAGATACTGGGAAGAAGGCAACGGCATCATCAATAGTGTCTTAGATGATTTAACTTACATAAATTTTGGTGAATTTATGAAAGAAATTGGTTTTAAATGGGAAGATGCTACAGAATATCGTCAAAGATATTTAATTAGGACTATTAAAAGCAAAAGTTTATTTTAATTACTAGGAACAAAAAATGGCAATTCAATCAGTAATTGAAATAGATGTTTTAGACGAAAAGTTTAAAGCTTTTGCCGCTTTATTTGAAAAATATAAAAAACAAGTAACAGATTCAAATAAAGACTGGAAAGAAACTAATAAACAATTAGCTGAAGCAGAAAAACGCCAAAAAGCTTTAGCAAAAGCTATTGCTGATAGTCAAATCAATTTAAAAGAAGTTGCTTTAACTACTAAATCCATAGCATCAAATATGGCTTCTGCCGCTTTATCTGCGGCTAAATGGATGGCTTATGCCGCTGTTGGCGGTGGATTTGGTCTTGGCGGACTTGCCGCATCTGCAAGCAATATCCGTAGAGAAGCAACTGGTTATGGCATTAGTACAGGTCAATTAAGAGCCGCTAGAACTTATGGTGAACCATATTTAGGTGGCATTGAAAGTGTTTTAGGTAATATTCAAGACTTACAAACTACCCTTACTGAACAATATAAAGTTGGCATTTTAGGGGGAAGTTTAAATAAAAATGCTTATCAAAATCTTGTTCCTATATTACAAACATTAAGAAATTCAAAAGCCGCATCTGGTGGCATGGTGGATGTTGCCATGAACACTATTCCCGGTTTAAAAGACGCTTTTTCTAAAGAGCAGGTTCAAACTGTTTGGAATATGTCACCAGATGAGTTTGCAAAAATGATTTCCTCTTTGCAAACTGGGGCAAATAATTTCAGTAAAGATGAAAGAAATTATCAAGCGTTTAGAGAATTTTGGGTTGAGTTAAAAAAAGCTGGCAATGTTATTGAAGATACTTTGGTTCAAAGATTGGCAAAAATTACGCCATCTTTAATTCATTTAACTGAAGCAATTAACAAAGCAATTAAACATTTTTTAGATAGTGGACAACTTGAAGCTTGGTTAGGAAAGCTTGAAAAAGGTATAGAAAAATTTGCAAATTACCTTGCTGATCCAAAATCAATGCAAGATTTTGATAAATTTATTACAGCTATTGGCAATGTTGCTGATGGTTTAGTAAAT